ACGAGGATTTTAAATACCCATATGACCTCGAAACCAAGGAGGTGGCGGACCTTGGAATTGCCATTGCCGATGTTATGGATTGGGTGACGGATGGCGGCCGGGGGCGCCGGGCGGGCATTCTGACGAGGATCTACGTCCTAATGTGGATCATAAGACCGGAGTATTTCCAGGACGCAACCGAGGCAAAGATGGCCAAGGAACTGGGTTTGAGCACGTCCGGATTTTGCAAGGCTGTGAGCTCATTTCGAGATCGGTTTGGCTTCTTTTCTCCGCTGTGCCGCAACGGCGAACACCGGGAGAAATGCCGCAAATCAGCCCTGAAACGGAATCCGTAATTCAACTCTTTGCCTCTTATAGATGGCATCGGGTGACTACAAAGGGCTCCCACTGGCTTGGTTGACCACGGAGTTAGAGAACTGGAAAGCCGCTCATACAGCGCTTTCCTTGAACGAATCCTATTCAGTCACCAAGGCGGGAATCACCAAGCAATTGACGCGGGCGGACATGATGACGGTCCGCCAAACCATGCGGGATATCCAAGCCGAGATCGACCGCCAAAACTCCGTTTCAAGGCCTAGGGTCTCCTATCCGGATTTTCGATCATGACTCAAGCCTCAACCATTCTAGACCAATTTGGGCGGCCGTACAGCAACCAGTATTTCTTTTACCGGGCCGCCGATCGATCCACCTCGGCCAGGTCATGGCTGCCGTTCAATACCAGTGATGCGCGGGTTACAGCCAACACCTACACGCGCCAGCAACTCCTCTCCCATGCCCGTTACCTATACGCGAACGTTGGATTTGTCAAAGGGGTGATTGATGACATGGCCCGTTTTTCGGTCGGGGATGGGATAGCGATTCAATCGCAATGCGAGGATGACGGGGCCCGGAGCGAGTATGAAGGTTACTGGCGGGAGGTGTTCTCCGTTCAGCCCGAGATAACCGGCAACCACCCCATGGATTTATTCCAGAAGAACATTTCAAAAGCCGTGGACGTGGACGGGGATATCGGGTTACTTCAAACCGTTCACGAGAACGGGGAGCCATGCTTTCAGGTTTTTGAGGGGCATGAAATCGGAGGGAAAACCGATCCGTCAAAGCGGATCATTGACGGGGTTCAAATCAATGCATTCAAGCGCGCCGTCGGTTATTACGTCAAGGGCCAGAATGGGGAACCCAAGCGGGTGGATGCAGGCTCATTCATGCACGTTTTTGATCCCCACCGTTTCACCGCCTCCCGGGGTGTCACCGCCCTGGCGCATGCGATTAACAACGCTCGGGATGTCCTCGAATTGTTGGATTACGAAAAGACCGCAGTAAAGGAGAATTCGGCAATCGGACTTGCTTTGAAGGGCATGGGGCAAGACGGGGATGTTCCATTCTTTGGGCCGGGCTCGACAGAGGATGTCGGCAGCTCGCAAACGATCCAACGGGAGCAAATAAGGGCGGGGGCCATCCCGCGGTTGAACCCTGGCGAGGAGATTCAATCGTGGTCTCATAAGCGGCCGGGCACGACGTTTACGGGTTTCCTCGATTATCTGGACGCCGACGTGGCAACAGGGACGGGACTGGCTCTTGCCTTCGTCAGGGCATACCGGGACGGGAACGGGACAGCGCAACGTTTCATTTTGCAAAAGTGCCAACGCCGATTCAATGAGCGTACTATGCTCATTAACCGGATCTTGAAAAGAGCATGGTTTTACGTCATTGGAACGAAAATTTACCGTCGAGAATTACCCGATTCCCCTGGCTGGTGGCGGGTCCAATGCCAGCCGCCGAGCAAGATCACCGTGGACGTGGGCCGGGAGGCGCAGCAAAACAGGGACGACATAAAGCTTGGCAATCGCACTTTGGCCGAGGACGCCGGGGAGCGGGGCGTTGACTGGGAAGAGTTGCGGGCACAACGACAGCGGGAATCCGTTGACGCAATCAACCGGGCCAAGGCGATGTCAGAGGAGACAGGGCAGCCGTTTAACCTATGCTTGTCCATGCTATGGAATTCTGAAATTTCAATGGCCGCGGATACCGTCCCAACCGATGCCGGCGCCGAGCCCGGAGAGGACGGCGAGACGGTCGGGGAGACTGACGCCGAGGCCATCCAAAAGCTGAAAGTGCAAATGGACGCTTACGGGGTGGGCGTCCGGGCCGGCGCTCTGACGCCGACGATCGATGACGAGAACCATTTCAGGGACCAGGCCGGTTTGCCCAAAGTCACCAAGGAGGCGCAAGCGGCATGGAATGAGGACGGGGGAGTAAGGCGGCCGATCACCCTTGTCGTTAAGGGCGCAAGCGGATCTCCGCCACCTCCGGGACAAAACCAGGACGAAGAGACAACCGACGATGAAGCTTGAAAGAATCATTCGAAAAATCACCGCCGAGCCGTGGCTCATTACCAGGGCCGGCCATGCAACCATTGTTCAATTGATCGAGAGCAAGCTCGGGGAATCAATCGAGGGGTTCAGTCAGCCAGGTGAACCCTCCGCGGCCAGGCCGGCCAAGGATCTTTTCGGGGATCCGATCGAGCAAATGGAATTCGATCCTCGGAGCCGAACCGCCACCATTCCAATCAAGGGAGTCATCGGCGCCGGGCTGGGCCGGTTTGAGAAAGCTTGTGGGGCATGCGATACCATGGACGTTGCCGAGGACATGGACAACGCAGCCATGGCGGGCGCAAAAAGGATCATCCTCAACATTGATTCCCCAGGCGGAACCGTGGGCGGGGTTCCGGAGCTGGCCGAAAAGATTTCAAGCATGCAGAAAGACGGGCTGGCGGTTTTCTCATTCACTTCCGGATTGATGGCGTCGGCGGCCTATTGGATTGGGTCAAGCGCCATGGGGGGGATCTATGCGACCGCCTCCGCCGAGATTGGATCGATTGGAGTTTACCAACCCTTTATCGACCAGGGCCGGCGTTTCTCCGCCATGGGTTACAACGTTGAGCTTTTCAAGTCCGGAAAATACAAGGGCATGGGCTACCCGGGGACCAGCTTGACCGATGAACAAAGGGCGCTTTTGCAGGCACAGGTCAACGACATTTACGGCAAATTCACAGCGCACGTTTTGAGGCACAGGTCAAGGGTTCCTGGGGAAGCCATGCAGGGGCAAACCTTCATGGCCGACAAGGCGCAAAAAAACGCGTTAATTGACGGGATAACAACGGATTTAAAGAGCCTCCGAGATAAGATTTCGAAATCGTAATTCAACTCATTGCGTATTTATAAAGGCCAAATTGGCAACCAAAAACAGTCCGAAATCATGGCATGAAAACAATTTTAGAAGAGCGGGACGAGCTAGCCGCGCAAGTCAAAGAGCTCAATGAAAAACTTTCCAAGGCCACCGAAACCGCAAAATCAGAGGTGAGCGAGGCTACGAAAAAACTCGAATCCGGACTCAAGGCGGCCACCGACGAAATCCAAACTCTCAAGGATGCCAACGCCGAGCTAAAGTTAAAGGTCGACAGCCGGGATCAGGCCATCGAGACGCAGAAACAGGAGATTGAAAAGCTCAAGTCTGAGGCCAAGACAGTTGAGCAAAAAGCGGCCGAGATAGCCGCGGGCGCCGGCCAGCCTCCCATTGCCGGGGACTCTCAAAGCAACGAGGAGCTTGACGACATCCGCCAGCAAATCCGCACCGAAAAGGATCCTCTCAAAAAGGCAGAGCTGGCGCGAAAGGCCAGGGAAGCCCGGGGCCACGCCGGTATGTTTTCGAATCCAATTGCCAGAAATTAAACCGACTTTTCAGCCAAACTTTATTTCAACCAAACTCTAAAACATGGCTACATTAACCACTACCGAGATTCTTCAAGACACGCTTGACGCTTTCAAAACAATCGTGCCGATGCTCAACGCGTTCTCAACCGATTTTCGTTCTTCAACTTTGAAGAAAGGAGAGACGGTATTGGGGCACATTTCCGGATTGCCATCCGTTCAGGACTATGACGCGACAACCGGCTACCAGGCCAACGCAGCCGAATCCGATTCCCTTTTGACTGACGTCCCCGTGGTCATGGACCAGTTGAAACACGTCCCCGTCAAGGTTGACTACCTGACGCAACTTGCATCCCGCAAGGATCTTTATATGGAGGCTGTGAAGAACCAGGCTTACGTCCTGGGGAAATCAATGATCGATGCCGCTCTTGCCAAAGTTACGGACGCCAACGTAACGCACGAGACCGTTGAGCCGGCCGCAAACTCCGACCTCGATACGTTGGAAACCATTCGCTCCGCTCTCAACACTCAAAACGCGAGCCCGTTCAGCCGGTTTGGTTTCGTCAACACCGACGTTGCCCGCTATTT